GTCGATTGTTGACCCTGGAACGGGAATTGGACTGGTGAACTCAGGAGGTTCACTACCTTGTCGAATGCGTCCCTGTAAGGATTCTCCGCCTGTGCTTGCTGCTGCTGCGGAGCCTGTGGCGCTGGCGATCCCTGGTAAGCCGAGGGAGTAGGGCTGTATTGGAGTCCCTGAACCCCCATCTGGGCTGCCACTTGTGGTGCTGGTGCCGCCATCGGCTGGGCGCCTGCTGTCCACTGAGGTGTTGTTGCCACTGTTGGAGCCTGAGCCGCCGTCTGAGCTACTGGAGCCCCTGAGTTGATCGGCTGGGTCTGGGATACTTGGGGTGCCGATTGGGTCGGCTGAGCGATAACGTCCGGCATGGGTTACTTCTTTTTGTAAACTTTCGAGTGTTCTATATAGAAACGGGGTGAGATTTAATCTCGGGTCGGCAGCAATCGGTAAATTCGGTTGCTCCGGATGGGGAGTTCTCATTTCTTGGTTGACTAAGTCAATAAGACCTGAGTAAGCCCTCTGTAGTTCCCCAACAACTCTGAATGGAAATCCCGAGAGCATCCCGGCAATTTCATCATCAGTTTTAGATGGGAATAAATACTTCAGTGCTTCTATACTATCAACACCCAATTCTTGTAGGTTTCTAACAAAGATCGATTGATTCAATTTATCTTGTGCAGTGTCCTCATAAACAGGGCCCATCCAACGCCATAAAACAGTGCGATCACCATCAGGTGCAAGTCCTAATACTCCACTAGGTATTTCTCCTGAACGTAAGACCTCATCTATAGTTTGCTCTAATTTTTGTTCATATTTTATCTTTGCTTTTTCAAATTTCTCTGTTGCTTTTTCATCTTCCATATCAATAGGAAGTTCAGGGTATTTAATACCAGAAACAAATGCTAATGATTTACGAAATATTTGTTCTTCTTGGAAAAGTATTAACTCAAAACACTTACAAATTCCATATTGATATAACTGAAGACACTTTTTCTTAGCTGTAGCACTAACACGTCCATAAGCAGATTTAATTTCAGTTGCTGTTAC